CAAGAATCAGAAATCAACTACTGATTCGCATAAGCAGTTATTATTTAAGATATGACGGGTTATCCTTTAAAAAATATGGCAAAGTTCCATTTCTCTTTGCATCTGCTATGCGTTGGGAATTTGTGCCAATCCACTGTTTAAATGCATTCGGTACATCCTTGACTTCATTCACACTTTCAGTCGTAGATTCACTTCTACCATCCCATTCCCAAAACTCTTCTTCTGTTTTAAGGATAGGTATTTTATAGCATAAATCATTCGGATGCCAGCCAGTCCAAACGAAATCTTTAGGATATTTACCTGCTAACCTATCGCATATATCCCCATGTGGCATACGGTGATGATGTGAAGAGCTTAGCTTTATTTCGTACCCCACAACGAAATCCATTTGTTTCCAACGCTCATTTTCAGCAGTCCGGTAAGCCATGTTAATTTCAGATCGAGCCAGTCGGATAGAATGGTATTCGCAATCCTTTAAATGTTCTGCACTACCATACTTGTCTTTATAATCTTTTTGCAGTGATGGAAAATCAAGCAGATATTTAGAGATTTGTTTACTCAAAGTAATAGCACTTGTTCCTTTCTGAATAGCGCAAGATATAGCTGCTTCAAGTTCTTGTTTATAAATGGTGGATTGTTGCCAAAGTTTGGCAGAGACATTAAAGCCTTTATCCTTGCGGTTTTGGAACGCTTTCAAAGCATCAGAGTTTACTTGATATAAGACTTTGTATTTTTCCCCATCAACTTGGGCATTATAAGCCCTTAGAACTTTATTTGCCATCAAGTCTTGCACTTCATTACTATTTTTCCATTCTTCACTAATACCTCGATAGATAATCGTATGAATATAATTAACAAATTGAGCCTGTATATCCTCTATCTGTTTTTTAGTCTGTGGGTAATCAGACCATTTAAAAGGATTTTCACTATCAGATGAATAATCAGTGCGTAATACAGCTTTAGCAGCTTCCAAATTCAGAACATCATATATATGCTCCACTAAAGCTACATATTTATTCAGCCTTGTGTTAAGCTCTTGATATTTTTTCTTTTGATTCGGAATCTTAGGTTTTGACATATTGGTTTGTTTTTAATCTATTTATTAGAGTAGGCAGAAAAATCACGGGGATAAAACAAAAAATATTTTTCTGTTTTTAAGATTGACTCATTTCTTATTGAACTTGTCACATACGTCACGGTTAAGAAAGCGGCTGGAAGTGAAAAACGGACAACGACACATGAAGAACTCACCTTTCAAGTTCTTCTCGTGCCGGTCATAGCTATGCACGCAATCCCTACAATGATACTTAGATTGTGTTATTACTTTTTTTGCCATATACAAATTTGTTCTTTCTTTTATCAACCATCGGATATAAATAATGCTTCACTATAATTTTGCCACAGATAGGACAATCTTGTACTACATATTCTACCGTAATTATCTTTGAATGTCTTTTCATATTTATCCCTCCTCAATTCTATCAGGTGCCGGCATTTCCAGCAGCCTGATAGCCTTAATCGTTTTTCTACCTTCTAAAATAGCTTTGCATAATCTATGGTATCCATCTGCTATTTGTCCTACTTCATCCAGTATAATAGGGTAGTCTAAAGAACAATCACGAACACGTTTGCATTGAAAGATAAAACTATGAAGCTGGCTGCACTCAAACGGTTCAACAGTCAGGTCTATATTCCACAATGGCATATCACGTACAGGGTATTCCTTTGCTTTCGCGAAATTATAAAGTGTCTGGGCTTTCCATACTTTATTTCCTCTAAGGTATTCGCTTTCGGCAAAGGTCATATTATCTATTGGTACTTTCATGTTATTCCGCACTTTCAAATAAACCGTTCATTCTTGATTGTTTTGCTTGTAAATCCATCGCATCTTCTTTATGTATCTGATCCAAAGTTGCCTCCGCATTATTAGAACCAGCTTCTCTAATAGTTTGCAACTGGCTCTTGATTGGCTTGCCACCATTCTGTTTTATAAGTCTATCAGTCATTGCATCCTCGTCCATTTGGATAAACGGAGTAATGACATGCTCAACTTCTACATTGTCAATCTCTTTAACCCATGAAGTATTCATGCTTTTCAAGAAAGCCTTGATTACACTGCATTCACGCTCAAACGATTCTATCCAATCACCACTTTCATCACCTACTTTCAGATGGGCATCAGTCAGCAAGGTCTGTCTAGCATCAAACCCGATATTTCCTAATGCTTTCATGTTCTCGAATGATATATCCGGAATTTGTGATTGTGACCAGAATAGACTAATCAGGGTACTTACATGGTACTTTAGTGCTTCGATAGCCTGAGACCATGAAACATAAGACACATCACCTCCATTTTCAACACGGAATATCCTACGGCTTTCCCCCTTATCTTCTTTTCCTTGTGTAGCCCCTGCAATTTTAAGGATAGGAGCACTGTTGTAGGCGATAACATCACTATTACGAGAAAGGGTATATTCTATCTCATTACGCAAATAAGACAAACCATGATAAATAGGAACTGGGCGATGAACATAAACACCGGGGATCTTCAATATAGCTATTGGTTCCGCTTTGATTTGTTCCCACCCAGATCCTTGCTGCTTCCACTTGTAATGGATCTTAGAAGTATATGTTTCAAAAAAAGCAATTTCTTCGTCCTTGACTTTCTTCTTGTATTCAAAAGACATAGCAACCATATCTCCCAACTCGTCAAACAACGGATACAGCCCGACGCCCTCCATCGGGGAATAGGTCTTGCATTTCAGCTTAAATTTACTTTGAAAACCATATAGAGAATTGGGATTTTCAACCGTATACCAAATGGTAAATACCTCGCATGACGCAAAATAGGCGTTGCCACGTTTAATATTCTCACTGTCTATACGAGCATACTTGTATATATTCTCAATTGCTTTCGCTATTTGTTGGCGAGTTTCATTGTCCTCAATATTATGATAGACACGTTTTACTGGAATGGAAAACATAAACTCTGTCATCCGTTTTGTAAGGAGTTTTTCAAGACCGATATAAATACGGGAAGCTTTTTCTACCGTACCATCAGATTTTACCTTATCTTTTCGACCAATGTTATCATTTACTATCGAATGCAATGTTGGTTCATAGTCTTTAATAAGATTATCCCATGAGGGGACATAGACTGATTTTCCTTTTAAGTCGTTGATGATATTATCAACCGGGCGCGTAATGTCTAATATAGCTGTTATTTCGTCCATAAATATAGTAAAGTGTCACTTGACACCTTTTTTTATATTGATTATTTAGATAGGAATTTATTCACGAAATATATTTGTCCTTTGCCGGTTACTTTGGTAGTGGTTGTTACCAATACCGAACCATCCGGCTTGGTAATTGATGTTTTCTTCAACTCAAAAAGTCCCAATTTCATAGATTTCTGCGTTGGCTGATTATAATAATCACCTTTTTGGCAAAGATAACCGTTCTCTCGCATCCAACCGAACAAACGGTTCTGACCGATATTCACTCCGTTCTGTTGGAGAATTTTTGCCAATTCAGCAATAAGGCACGAACGTTGAGAGGTACATACAGCATCGGCAAAAAGGACTTTAGGAGCATCTTTTTGGATCTTCTGCTCAGCCTCTATAAGACGCTGTTCTTTTCGTTTCAGTGTTTCTTGTGCCACAATAAGCGCACGTGCCATGATTTCTTCTGGAGTGTCGTCCATTTTGGTAGCGATGTAGCCACCTGTCTTACGGATACATGGCAACACTTCGCTTGTTACCCATTTGCGGAACTTTTTAGCTTCAGGCTTACGACTATCCAATATTGTATCATACAAACCATCCTCATCAACAAAATTTGCCTGTTGGATTCCACCGGCTGTTTCAAGGGGATACTTTGAAAGTACATCCTTATCTAATCTTTGCGCTACCTTACTGGGAATCAAATCCAAAATCTGGCATACATCTGCCAAGCAAAAGAAAGGTTCGTTATTTTCACCCATCGCAATTCTTACCTTTCCGAATTGCTCATTCTCAAAAATTTTAATTGTGTTCATAATGTAGTTCCGTACTCCTTCATACGGTGATTAGTTACACATGATACTGCTCCAAAAAGGAACCGGATAGCACAATACGTACTACCCGGTAACGTGAAGGAGCACGTTAGCATCAAATGCTATGATGCAAATATAATAAAAGTGGCTGTAAAAATGTCACATTCAACAGAAAAACATACCTTAAATACAATATTTTATATTATCTGTTTGTATTTGGTACTATTTTTAGTACCTTTGCATAAACGAACGATTATGGGTACAAAGGAAAAACTAATAGAACGTATTTTGTCATGCCCAAAGGATTTTACCTATGATGAAGCAAAACGTTTATTCGGGATTTTTGGATACAAGGAAAGCAACAAAGGTGCTACATCAGGTTCCCGTGTTGAGTTTATAGGACCAGACGAAGAAGCTCCTTTCATTTTACATAAGCCACATCCCGGAAGCATTTTGAAATCATACGTGATAAAAGGAATAATTGAGCATATAAAGAAAAATAATTTGATTGAGAAATATAAACAATCTAAAACAAAGTAGTATGGGACTTTTAAAATACAAAGGATATTCCGGTTCTGTAGAATATAGTCCGGAAGACAATTGTCTGTTTGGCAAAGTACAAGGGATGAGAAAAGCGTCAATCCTTTATGAAGGGAAGTCTGTTGATGAGGTCCGTAAAGACTTTGAGGAATCTATAGACTTTTATCTTGAAAACTGTAAAGAAAGAAATATACAGCCTGAAAAACCTTATAGTGGGAAGTTAAATCTACGTATGTCACCAGACTTACATTCCCGTGTAGCTGCTTTTGCTTCCAGCACTGGAACAACAATTAATGAGTTTATCAATAAAGCCATATCTAAAGAACTTGAACACGAAATGGCTTTGTAAATACCGAACATAAAGAGAGGGTATGCGATACTCTCTCTTCTAAATTACTTACCGTAACCTGTATCAATGACTTTGTAACCATTTATCTCTTTTCTCTCTACATGCCTCTAATGTTGATGCACAACAAGAAAACAACTCACCACTTTCAATACGGTAGTCATACTGGTACATTCTCACTCTTTTACCTCTCAACCTGGTGTTATAGGTAGTGTAATTCTCTTTACCGGGTTGGCATACGCTGCAACCTCTTTCGTTGTTAATTGAGTTCATTTATCAATACTTACTTAGTAATTTGTAAAACATTCGCCTTTTCTCTATGTATTTAAGACCGTTTCGTCTAAGACCTCGCTTTGATTTTGATACAGTCATTTGGCAACCTGTAACGCCAACGTAGATGCAATTTAAATGATGCCTTTTAGCTTGTTTGAAAGCCCACCAAATCGCTTCACGGCAATATCTATAGCTATCATTTTGAATACCTTCGTATCCTCTACTCAAAATGAAGTGGCCTATTTCATTTGCTTCTTCTTCTGAATAGCATATTGTGAAGATATTATTCATCCTTTCTTTGCTTTACTTGTTCAACCAAAAACTTTTTAAAATCATTCTTGTACTGGCTGTGAATGATTTTATACTGATGGGATAGGTTAGGCAATTGTTTATAACCTTTGCTATACAAGAATTTGGCTACTAATTCAATCTTTTCACGGTTACTGAAACCTCTGTCCTTACACATGTTAGTTATACAGACATTCGCCTTGCTGGTAGGCTTCTTTTCAACTGGTGGCATGTATTCATGTCTGCCATAAGCAAGCGTTCTTGGATAGCCAACCGCTTCACCTAAATATTCACCTGTAATGCAATCAAATTCACCACTAATTAAACTATCTGCTATTTCACCCATAATAATCAATATTTAATGTTTCACATTCAACCGTTCTTCACTCGTATAAGCCACTACAAGCCCAGTTTCATCATGCTGTATGGTGATGTACTTTTCACCCCTCTCTATAGTAGAGAAGTCATAAGGCGTTACCATCTTATCC